GGAAGACGTTCATGGCCACGCCGAAGCGCTCGACGAGCCGGATGATGCTGTTGCTGAAGTCCTCGAACACCAGGGCACCGCCGAGGCTGTTCACCTGGCCGCCCATGTCGCGGTACTCAGCGCCGAGGTGGTCCGAGCACCACTGACGGGCTTGACGATCACCGAAGTGCGCCTTGAGCCACTGGCCGCAGCGGTGGGCCACCTCGGGCGACTCAAACACGCCGGGCTTGTAGCCACGGGTGCTGACCGCCTCGATGCGGGGCTTGGCAACCTCAGCAGCCGGGGCCGCCCGGTTGAGCGTCTTGAGCAGCTCGGCCTTGCGGGCCTCGGCCTGCTCGGCCTTGGCAATTGCAGACTTGATCCGCTCAGCCTTCGCCAGGAGCTCGTCGTACTTCGCCTGGCGGGCCTCGACGGCCGAGACGACCGATCGCTCGCCATCAGCGGGCGCGGACTCGTCGCCCTGCATCGCGGTTTCCGTCGGCTCGCTCTCCTCGAGCATGCCGAGTTCGGCGAGGGTCGAAGCGAGTTCGTCGAGCAGTTCCTTGACGCGGCTGGCCATGTGAGTGGCTCCTGTGTGCGGTAGGTGGTGACCTATCCGCACCGTAGAGCCGGCCGTGCCACTCCTTGCAGAACGCAGGAGCGAGTTGTTTCCTACTTAGGAAACGACGCCCCGCCGACGGATGTTGTCTGCGGCCACGACGCTACGCTCCCGAGCGCCGCACTTGGGGCACTTGAGGTAGCGGATCTGGTACTGGCCAGCAGCGCACGAACGCACTACGCCAAGGCGCGCCCGCTTGCAGCAGGAGCACGAATCACCGGACTTTACGGCCATGCTGCCTCAGAAACCGACGAATCGCCGTCTCGGTCTTCGCGTCCCGTCGAAGAGCCGGCAGCTTCAGCGCCGGTCGGTGCGATTGTAGAAACCGCTCATAGCTGCGAACCGCCACGCCCGTGGTGGCCTGCTCATAGGCGGGCGTCAGAACTGGTGAAACGTCATAGACGCCGTCCACTTCGCGAATCGTTCGCAGGGCAACGCCGTCTTCGTCCTTGTCCCACGATTCCGCATCCGGGCCACTTGCCAGAACGAAGGCGAAGCTTGAGCCCCACACGTCACCACGGGCGATCAGCGTCGAGAGATCACGGCCCAGTTGCGTGTCAGGGACTTCCACGGAATACCGCATGCCCTCATCGTCGGTGTCCACCTGGAGCGTGCCGCTGCGAGTCGAGCCCAGCACAAAGTTGGGGTCGTGATTCCACAACGCCACGACGGGATGCGGCTGCTCCTTCAGGGCACGAGTAAACGCCCCCGGCAGAATCTGCTCCCGAAACGTCCCAAGCATTGATGAGCGGACGTTGTATTTCGCTGCATAGCCGCCGATGTACGTCTTGCCGGCGTCTCGGGTTTGCAGCGTCAACGGAAGAGCAACGCAGCGGCGTTCCATCTCAGTGGTCATTGTTCGGCCCTCGTTATCTGCGGCATCCATCTGCCTTGTGAGTTTGTTTGCCCATGCTTGTCCTGGGTCGCCACCCCACAGCGCCCACGCTATACGCCCAGCACTCGGGAAGCCGTCTTCGCCAGGCTGGAAGCCCTGCCCCTCCTTGTCTACTTGATGGCGAGCGAAGTACGACGCCATGCGGCGTGCGGTGTCGGGGCTGATGTTCGTGCCGTTCGACAAGTCCCGCGCACGGGCAACGCCAACAGCGGTGCCGCCACGGTTGAACTTGTTGCGCCACTCCAGCCCCTTGGCCGCCTCCTTTCTCACGCCCATGGGCGGCGTGAAGTCGATGTTGTCGTACTTAGCCATTGGGCTTCTTGCGAGTGTTGCGGCGGGCTCGAGGTGCAGGCCCGGCGGGCCTCACGGGCGTGTCGTTCTCTAGCGGCGGCCCGGCCAGCAGCTTGTCTGTGTAGGACTGCGGCGACGCGTCAGCGGCCGGCACGGGCGTGTCAGCGTTGCCGGCAGCGTCCAGGGCGATGCCCTGCATCGTTGTCATGTTCAGCTGCATGTACCGCTGGTCGCCCTCGGGGCCGATCGGGTTCATGTTGAGAACCTCGCGGGCCTCGTTCACCGAGTAGATGCCGAGGCCGATCATCTCCCGCAGCCAGTTGGCCTGGGCGGCCAAATCGCCACGCAGCAGGCCTCGGGTGTCGAACTCGGCGAAGTACACGTCATCCCGCACGACAAGATCTCGGGTGATGGCGGACTCCCAGCGACGGAACCACGGCAGCAGCGTCTGCTGTACCAAGTCGATGGCCGCCTGCTCTTGGCTGGCGTAGCCCACCTTGGTCTTGTCTTGCACGTAGGACGGATCGACGCGGTAGGCCCGGCAGATCTCGACCACTTGATACGACCGAGACTCCAGAAACTGGCTCGACTCGTTCGTGCCCTGCACGTCCTTCCACTTCACGCCCTGCGGTAGAACGGCGGTGCGGAACGCACGGTCGGCCCCACGGTGCAGCCGCTCAAACTGCTCACGCAGCCGCTCGGCCGTCTCCACTGTGATCGGGTTGTCGGACTCCATGAGCCCCGACAGCCGGCAGGCGTTGCCGAAGTAGGCACCACCATGAGCCTCCAAAGCCTGGGCCAGGCCGATGGCATCACGAGCCAGTGTGATCGGCAGCATGCCCATAACGCCGTCGTTGCTCAGCCAACGAAGGTGGAAGATCTGGTCCTGCCGGTAGTGCGTCTCGTTTCCGTGCTGCTCCCGGTAGCAGTACCGCAGGCTGCCGTCTTCCAGCTGCTCAACCTTCATCCGGCTCGGGTGCAGCGGCCACAACTCAGAGACAGCACCGGCGGCACCGCTGCGGATCTCGGCGTAGGCGTTGCCGTAGAGCAGGCAGTGAGCCGTGAGCATCTCCCGAAACTCAAAGCTCGTCTGCCAGCCGTTGGGCTGCTGGTTCAGGATGCGGTACAGCGGCAGATCACGGGCGCGATCCTTGCCGCCCTCGGCCAGACGCCGGTACAGGTGCAGCGGCACCGTGGCAAGGTTCTCCGCGATCAGCCGAACGCAGGCCAGCACCGCCGAGCACTGCAGGGCCGTCTCGGGCGTGATTCGCACGCCAGCCGGGCCACGGGCCGGCGACTCGCTCCAGCTGTCCCCGTACGAGCCCCGCAAGTCGATGATGCGGTAGCCCTTCTCTTCGGCGGACTCAACGTGAGCGATCATATGGTGACGATGTCCCAGTTTTGTTCAGGCTTCGGGGAGGTTGCCGTCTGCCAAAGCCCGACGGCCTCCACCAGGGCAACCATGCCGTCAATGCGTTCCGTGCTCTTGAGCTTGCTTGGCTTAATGTCCCCGGCGTGATTCATTTGGATTGCCACGTTGTTGGCCATCCAAGACAGAACCGGATGGTTTGCGTGTCGCAGCCGGCCCGACAGAACCAGCGTCTCCAGGTACTTACAGGGGCTTGAGAAACTGCCGTATCCCTGTCTGAACTCTACGATTTCAAAGCCATCCCCTTGCAGTTGCTGCGAGATGTGCTGAGCGTTCCACGGGTCGATGCCCATCTGCCGAATCACGAAACGCTTGCTGATCTCGTTGATGTCCCGGCGCACCGTGTCGTAGTCGGTGGCGTTGCCGTCCGTCAGCCGCAGCATCGGTCCGTACTCGGTTTGCTCCTTTGCCCACTCTAGGTAGGGCACCTTGTCCTTATGTGCTCGAGCACTGGCGTTCTCGGACGCAGCCCAGAAAAACGGCAGCACGTCAAAGGTTCCATCCTCGTCGGGGAACACGTACACGGCACACGTCAGGTCCGTGGTGCTCGACAAGTCCAGGCCGACGTATGCCTGGCGGCCGTCGAGCGGACGCAGCGGGCCGCCACACGCAGCCCACTTGTCGGGCAGGATCCACCGCACGTCAGAGCTTGTGGCCACGTCGAGCCGGTAACGCAGGAAAGAGTTCAGCTTGCTGGGGCTGTTCTTGGCTTCCAGCGCATCGGCGGCGAACGACTCCAGCGTGATGGTGTGGCCGAGTGACGGATTAGCCTTGCGCCACGTCGCCTCGTCAAACGGGTCATCTGCCTCGTCGGCCTTGAACACGCAGCCGAAGAAGGCCGGGTCTAGCGTGGGATCAGCCTTGCACCGCTCGGCGTAGGTCCGCTGCTCCCACCACAACGCCTTGCGGTCTAGCTCACCGGCTGTGGTGATCGATAGCAGCAGCGGCTGCCGGCGGGCGGCACCGCCGTACCGCAGGGCATCCCACAGACGGCGGTCCCTCTGGGCGTGGAGCTCGTCGAACAGCAGGGCATGTATGTTGAGCCCTTCTGC